CCAGACCCACACGATGCAAGTGGCTGGACAGAATACTGCGAAAAGGCTCGGATACTCAACGATGGCAGACTTTTTGGCAGCAAGAAGACTCCCGAACTTGAAGAACTCAGCACACGATCACACGAACTGCTACAGAAAATTGAAGAAGAACACGCAGCCGAAGACGAAGCCATGATGATCCGTTTAATCAAAGCTCGAGATAGTCTATGGACCTAATAGCCGAAACTCCAGCTAGGAGTATTTTAAAAGTTAACGAGTGGGGCTCATCTAAGCTGTACAAGGTTGTCTGCGAATGTGGCTCCGATGATTGTACACATACCATTGATATAGAAGCAGAAGATACTGGTGTAACTGTAACCATTTATACTCAAACAAGAACTAACTTTTGGTCTATGTCACGTTGGAAACACATATGGACATTGCTAGTCAAAGGTCATGTAGACTTCGAAACTAATATTCATTTGTCAGAGCAATCTGCTCTTAATTACAGTGAAACATTAAAACAAGCTGTGCAAGATGTCAAAAATTTCAAGAAGCCCTGAGCGCCATACTTTCCAAAAAGAAAAGTATATTGAACGCTGTAAGGAAGAGGGTAAAAAGCCCAGTAAATCATATATTAAAATGTACGAAGAACATAATTTTGACAAACTGATCAAAGAAGAAGATCCCAATTGGCGTAAAGACAATATGGAATACGATCTTCGTACAACTGATTGGATTCTGATTAAGGTACGTGAAAGTGATGTCTATGCTCAAAATCTCTATGCGTCAATGTGCAATAGGGATTTTATCAAATATGACGTTATGCCAATTCTAAAGAATCAACGTTGGTCGTGCAGTTGGCGATATGCTGGCGGTATCATTGCCGATATGCGACAACAGGGCGACTACATTGATTGGTACTGTAGTGGCATTCGGGGTGAGAGACTAACCGAAGAAGAATTTCAAAAACTATCACTAGAACAACAAGCTAAGGCAAAGGAATACGATGCCTATGTTGGGGAAGGTGTAGTCACTGATGAGATCCGAGAGGATCTATTTCGTCTGGGCTGGGTGGTTCAAGACGATGAAGCGGACGATTAACCAAAAGGAGAACACTGTCCAAAATGAACTGGGAACTTTATGAAGTATGGGCCGAGGACGAAGCTGGCCAAGAAGAGTTGATTGAAACAACTAACAGCCGTAAGCAGGCTTTTGAAATTGCTCAGACTCAATTAGATTTAGGCTATATTGCCAGTATCGTTTATTTAGAAAACGAAGAAGGCGATTTGGAGAAAGTAAAACGATTTGAAAACGGTTGACAATCCCAGAGAACGATGTTATACTATAAGTATAGTTTAACACACAGGAGTGAAAAATGGCTACTACCGCAAAACATTTGGCAGAAGTTCGTGCAAAGAAGGGTCGTGATTTTAGCCCAAAATGGGAAGGACACGAAACCTGGGATACTAATCAATTCTTGCGTCAATTCCATTCTGCTATGGCCTGGTATCGTTTGGAAAGTTCTGCTAAGGAACTTAAACCCAAGGTCATAGATTGGATGAGTCGCCAGGGCTGTACCAAAGAAGATATTTCTGCATTTAAGAAAACCAAGGATAACCGTTGCGGTATGACAATGGGGGCCGTTGCAGCCTGCCTGATCAAAGGTATGCCATCAGTTCGTGCAGACTTTAACGACGGTCGAGACACTGCTGTTTGGCTGAGAGCCCGTATCAACGAAGTTATTGAACAGGGTCGAGACGACTTAGACGACAGTGAAGAAGTTGTTGAAGTTAAAAAGGATGTCTATACTCCTAGTATCCAAGAAAGACTGCGTGAAGTATCTTTGGGAATGACTGAGGAAATTGAAACAGCTATCGAAGCATTTCAAACTGATCCCGAAACATTTGATCCAAAGGCATTTAAAGTGTTGAACTTGCTCAAGGCCAAACAGGCCAAGGCAGCTCACGCTCGAATTATTCGTGATTTTTATTCTCGAAATCTTACAGAACTGCTTGAGCTTGCTAGCGGCAAAGCTGATGAACAGTTACGTGAAGGTTATAGTCATCGTAGCAAGAAGCAGATTAAATCCTTTATTGCATTTTTACAAGAAATTGAAAGTGCCTGCAATATGTTAATGCAAGAGGCCAAGGTTAACAAGAAGCCTCGTGCTAAAAAGGCTGTCAGCAAAGACAAACTTATTGCTAAACTCAAATACAAGAAGAGTGACGAACCGCTCAAACTGGTCAGTATCAACCCTGCAGACATTATTGGTGCTCAGGAATTATGGGTTTTTAATAGCAAAACACGTAAACTTGGCAAATACATAGCCGCCGAGTTTCAAGAACTTGGTATCAAAGGCACCACAATCACAGGTTTTAGTGAAATGAAAAGTGTGCAAAAAACTCTGCGTAAGCCTGCAGAACAACTTAAGGCCTTTAAAGAGGCCGGTAAAGTAGTTCTTCGCAAGTTCCTCGAGGATATCAATGCAGTAGATACTAAGATGAACGGTCGAATCAACGAAGAAATTATGCTGTTGAAGGTTCAATAAATTGAAATCTTTTTAGAAAAGGGCGATTATGTCGCCCTTTCTTACGAGTATGATATTGATAAATATCATACTATGACAGATTCCAACATTGATAACGCCCTAGTTTATCTAGGAAATAGCATTAAAAGTCTAGTTGACAATAATGCAAAGAGCACCCCTTTGGATATTACATCGATTCCAGAAAAATTACCCAAGCGTAGTTTATCTGGGGACCATATTAATGGTGGGATAATATTCGGATTTGCCAGCAGAGGAATCAAAGACGAAGCTGAAGAGAATCAAATCTTAATCAAGAACAATAATGTTCATATCAAGAAAATTTCTACAGACGGAATTCTTGGGAATCTATCTGTGGAACAATCACTTACAGCACAGGATATTACTGCATCTGGAACTATTCGAGCAGCTAAGTTAGAGGTCAACGAACTAACTGCAGATCTAAGAGTCGAACGTTCTTCTTCTTTAGAATTTAAAAAAGTCAACGATGATTCTATATTTGGCAAAGGTTTGCTTTGGTTTGGCGAAGGCAATGTAAAACAATTTGTTTTTAACAATAAGCCAGATAGATTTTTCTCATCTGAGCACATTGAACTATTCAAAGATCGCACATTGATCATTGGCGGAGTGCCTATTCTCACAGCTACTGAACTGGGATCGTCTGTGGTAAAGAGCAATCTACGTGAACTAGGAAGGCTGCGAGGATTGATCGTAGATGGCAATGTCAATATTGATCAATATGTCTACTACAATAGTGCAAATAACAGACTGGGTCTAGGAACTGAAACTCCTAATGCAGGATTATCTGTGGCAGAAGACGGTGTTGAAGTTGTTCTTGGAACCAAAGAGCAGACAAGAGGCATGGTAGGTACATATGCCAGTATGCCATTTGATATCATTACAGACAACACAACTAGATTAAGTGTATCACCTAGTGGAAATATACAACTGGGCAACACTGAACTTGAACCTATTCAGGTAGCAATTCATGGAAAATTAAGCATAAGAGTTAATAATCCTGACCCCAATGTTGACTTACACGTGAATGGTCCAATAAGATTTCACGGGCGTATGCATTCATATGCCGAAGAATTTCCTAGCAACGGAAGTCACAGAGTTGGAGACATTGTTTGGAACAGCAGTCCAGACATAGGTAAGCCTGTAGGATGGGTCTGTGTAAGAGCAGGTGCACCAGGACTGTGGAAACGCTACGGTCTTGTTATGGAATAAAATATGTCAGATAATTTAGAACAAGCTATTGATGTTATAACAAAAACTCTAAAGGATCTTGCCCTAGGCAAAGGTCACGAAATGAGTCTAGACAATACTCCCTTTATTACATTCAAGTCCGGAGATAATGGATTGAATGGCAAAGGAATGCTTTGGTCAGGCCAAGGCAATGTCAAGCAATTGGTATTTAACAGTGAACCGGACAGATTCTTTTTATCAGAATCATTAGATCTTGCAAAAAACAAACAGGTATCAATAGGAAATACTGCGGTGTTGACTGCCACTGAACTAGGCAGCGGTATTAGCAAAAGTAATCTTAGAGAGGTTGGCAGACTCAAAGGATTGATTGTAGACGGTTCAATGGTTATCAATCAATACGTGCATTACAATAGTGCTAATGATCGTTTAGGACTTGGCACAGATCAACCCAATGCTGCACTAAGTGTTGCTCAAGATGGTGTAGAAATTATTATAGGCACTGTTGAAGGTTCTAAAGCTAGACTGGGCACCTATGCCAGTCACGATATTGAATTGGTCACTGATAACACAGCAAGGATCATCATAGAAGCTGGCGGCGACATTAGACTAGGAAATAAAAAATCTGGCAGCATACAGGTGTCAATGAATGGTAAACTCAAAGTAGGTGCAGGTACCATGGACACAAGAGTAGACCTGCACGTTAATGGTGGTATTAAATTCAACGACAGAGTTCACACCTATGCAAGTGCATCTCCAGATTACGGTGCATATAATCGAGGAGATATAGTTTGGAATTCAGAACCTGAAATTAAAAAGCACGTAGGTTGGGTATGTGTAAAATCTGGAGATCCAGGAGTTTGGTTGCCATTTGGAGAAATCAAAGAAAGAGATAGATGATGCATGATTCTGTGTTAGTTCTAGGCAATGGCGAAAGCCGTGGTTTTATTAATATACAAAATTTACTAGGTAACATATCATTGGTAGGATGTAATGCCATACATCGAGACGCTGTGGTTAATCATCTTGTTTGCTGTGATGAACGTATGGTGAGAGAAGCTGTAGAGAATCCAAATACAGCTTCAACATTCATATATGTTCGAGAACACGCATATCAATGGTTTCGCAAGGTGCAAAAGCATAAAAATATAATCCTATTACCTGATATTCCCAATCAAGAAAACAATAGAATCGATCAACCCAGAAACTGGGGTAGTGGAACTTATGCATTACTGGTCGCTTCTCAGTTGCCAGACATTAAAAAAATTTATCTATTAGGTTTTGATCTGTATGGTAATGACAGATTGGTAAACAATCTTTATAAAAATACAAAAAATTATTCTGCCGGAGGATCACACTCAATTGATCCTAGCTATTGGATATGGCAAGCAGCCAAAGTATTCAAATTGTTTCCCACTATAGAATATAATGTTGTGAATCATGACAATTGGCCAATGCCGGCAGAATGGCGAAAATCTAATGTCGAGTTTCTCAGCATAGAAAATTTTAAGAATCAGTTGCATAACAGTTAAATAGACTGTATACTAAAACTTAGCGGACTTTCTACGTCATTCATCCCGCTTTATAAACTCTGCATGTCGTCAAACTTGCTACCTTACAAAGGAGACTAGAGATGGCAAATCTACAACCCGTACTTTATAAGTACACTTCGACAAAAGAATATCACGATGCATTTCCCTGTGCTTACAGGCAATGGAGAAGTGATAGTCACTGTAATCTAATTCACGGCTATTCATTTAGTATGAAATTTTACTTTGGCACCAACGACCTGGATGTCCGCAATTGGGCGGCTGACTATGGTGGTTTAAAAGAACTAAAGAAAACACTAGAGGATCAATTTGATCATACACTAATTGTAGCACAAGACGATCCTCAACTTGAAGTATTCAAAATGCTACAAGAAAAGAATATGGCCAAGATTGTTATTCTACCCGCACTGGGCTGTGAAGCATTGAGTGATATGCTTTACAAATATGTGAATGGTGTTTACATTCCGGAGATGTGGGGTCCAGGTGAAGCGGCAAGACTTTGGTGCTATCGTGTAGAAGTACGTGAAACACAGGCCAATATGGCGTTCCGTGAAGGTCATCGTGAATGGAATGAGGATTTGTTTGCGTGAACAGCTTAGAAAAGATATGGGCCCGGGCAACCGGGCACCTTATGGGGAACACTGATGACGATCGGCCAGATGTGCCAATACTTACACTACGTGAAGCAAGAATTGCCTTATTCTTTAAAACATTTTGGGTAGTGATACACATAGTTACTTGTCTGTTTATTATTGCTAATACCATTAGACATTGGTAAATAATAATATGCGCACATTTAACATTCATAATATAAAATTAGGAAACAACGAGCCGTTGGTATTAATTGCTGGGCCTTGTCAAATTGAAAGTCTAGATCATACACTCGAAACTGCACACAGCATAAAAGAAACCTGTGATAGTCTGGGCATTAAGTTTATCTATAAAAGCAGTTTTGACAAAGCCAATCGATCTAGTATATCAACTAAACGAGGCATTGGAATCGACGAAGGTTTAAAGATTCTTAATACTGTTAAACATAATCTCGGGGTGCCAGTTTTAACTGACATTCACGAAAGTTATCAGGCAGAATTGTGTGCTACAGCTGGTATTGATGTATTACAGATTCCAGCGTTTCTCTGTAGGCAAACTGATTTATTGTTAGCAGCAGGTGCTACAGGCTGTGCTATCAATGTCAAGAAGGGACAGTTTCTTGCTCCTCACGATATGAAGAACGTTGCAGAAAAGATTGCTTCAACTGGCAATGAACGAATTATGTTATGTGAAAGAGGATACACTCATGGATATAATAATCTTGTTGTTGATATGCGTAGTCTACCCATTATGGCAAGCACCGGGTATCCAGTGGTCTTTGATGCCACACATTCTGTTCAGCAGCCAGGGGGATTGGGCACAGTCTCCGGAGGGGATCGCACTATGGTCCCGTACCTCGCGAGGGCAGCAGTGGCCACCGGATGCGTAAGTGCTGTGTTCATGGAATGTCATCAAGATCCAGACAACGCTCCTAGTGATGGTCCTAATATGATCACATTGTCTAACCTCAAAAACGTATTAGAAAATCTTATAAAAATAGATGGAATTGTTAAATCCTCCTCAAACTAAACAAGAACGAAAGCGTCTTAAAGCCTTAAGGAGACTTGAAAAAGAATCTCGGCAACCACAACAACAAGTTATTGTAGATACTAATCTTGAAAAAATAACTGTTCTGTGTGTGAAATTTGGAACTAAGTACGGCCGTGAGTACATTGAACGTCTTAGAAATATGGTATCTCGCCATCTAACAGTTCCTTACGAATTTGTGTGTCTTACTGATGATCAACATCCTATAGAAGGTGTTCGAAGTATTGTGCAACCTATGAAAAATTATAAAAAAATATGGTGGCACAAGGTGCATATGTTCGATCCCAATTTACCAATCAGTGGTAGGATCGTTTATTTTGATCTTGACGTAGTGATACACGCCAATATTGATAGCCTTGCAATTGGGCACGGACATAGTTTCTTAGGTATAAAAGATTTTAATAGAAAATTTCACCCTTCTTGGATGTATCTAAATAGTTCTGTAATGAGTTGGATGCACGGTTCTCAGAGTCATATCTATCAACAATTTAATAACAATCCCAACGAAGCACAGAAATTACAAGGTGATCAAGATTGGATATGGAAAACCAGTAAGGATCGTATAAAATTTTGGCCTATAGAATGGATACAAAGTTACAAATGGGAAATACGTAGCAGAGAAGAACTGGTGTTAAAGGACGGTAAACGAAATTTTAAATCAGTAATCAATCCAAAAATTCCAATCAATTGCAGTGTTTGTGTGTTTCACGGAGATCCGAATCCTCACGATGTTCTGGATCCGTATGTTGTTGACAACTGGCGGTAATGATGTTATACTAGTAGTATGACAAATACTATTACCCCTGAAGCATTACGCACTCTGCTTCTTGAAAACGAGTGTGTTGTTGAGTTTACCAAAGTGAATGGCGAAACTCGATCAATGCCTTGCACACTTGATCCAACGATTGTGCCACCTGTGCTAGAACCTAAAGTACTTGCTGAAGGCGAAGTAGCAAAAGTAAAGAAATCTAACCCAGATATTATGAATGTCTGGTGCTTAGATAAAAAGGAATGGCGATCCTTCCGCATTGCTAATGTAATCTCAGCGAAAGTTAAAAAATGATTAAACGAATTGGTTTTGCCTGCAAGTGGATCAATGATCCTGAAGAGGTTAATGGCATGAAGATCAATGCTAGAGATAGAGACTTAAATACAGGTGCGACCACAGTTAGGTGGTTGCGTGAACATCCTCAAGAAGCAGAACAGCGACTTTGGGATTTGATGGAACGAAACATAGAAGCCTGCTACAAATTAGTCAGCAGGGTAGGAACACTAGATGAAGATCTTAGAATGGTACGACTGTCAAGTGATATACTTCCTGTATACACTGAGCCTAGTTGGAAGTGGTTTTGGCGGCAGCCCGATGTTAGAGCCTTTGCAGAAAGAGGATTTGCCCGTGTGGGTGATGTGGCTAGGAAGAATAATGTTAGGCTCAGCTTTCATCCTGGCCAGTTTTGCGTGTTGGCGTCTATTAACCCGGGCATAGTAGAACGTTCAATAGAAGAGTTCGAGTACCATACAGATATGGCTCGGTGGATGGGATATGGTAAGACATTCCAAGACTTCAAGATCAATGTGCATATCTCCGGCAAGCTGGGTCCACAAGGTGTTCGTGATGCTCTAAGCAAAATGACACCCGAGGCTCGCAATTGTCTTACCATCGAGAATGATGAAATGACCTGGGGTATTGACTCAAGCATTGAATTGGTCAAAGACTGTGCTCTGGTCATGGACATTCACCATCATTGGATTAATTCTGGAGAATATATTGAAGCAACTGACGATCGTGTTAAAAGGATTATTGATAGTTGGCGTGGTGTTCGCCCTGTGTTACATTACAGTTTATCACGGGAAGACTGTCTTATTGACCATCCCGGACACATCCGTCCCCATCTTCCGACCCTCTTAGAGCAGGGCTACAAGAAACAGAAACTCAGAGCACATTCAGAATTTTACTGGAACACAGCAGTGAATGAATGGGCCTTGACATTCCGTGACGACTTTGACATCATGTGCGAAAGCAAGGCTAAAAATCTATCCAGCTTTGCACTCTATGAACAGAGTCTTAAGCAGCCGGCTTTGCTTTTGGTTTAGGCGGTGCTTTTGGTTTAGGCGGTGCTTTTGCCGTTGCAGTCTTTGGAGCAGCAGACTTTTTAGCTGGTTGTTGCTTTTTAGGCGCGGGCTTTTTAGCAGGTGCTTGTTCAACTACAGCTGTCGGAGCAACTGCCTCTGCCACAACAACTACTGCATCAACTACTGGTGCAGGTGCTGCCTCAACTACTGGCACCGCAACTGGTGACATTGGATTAATAGATGATGTGTCTATTTTATACGGTGCTTCAGCAGGTGTCGGTGCAGGTGCAGTGTCCTTGGCTCCGAAAAGTTTCTTAATAAATCCGATCATATCGAAATCTCCTTAGGAATTTATTTAGCGGTAAATACAAGTATGGAATTTAAATTCATTCAAAAGTTTATAATCGAAGGCAAAAAAGACAAACTCATACAGTTAACATTGCCCTACGACCGTGATGAGTTGGCACCAATAAAATCCAAAGAAACTATAGATTATCACTACGGTACACTGTACAAGGCCTATGTTGATCGATATAACAAGGGCGAGGGTGATGACAACTTCAACGAAGCTGGTGCGTTTTTGCATAATATCTATTTTGGTCAACTGCAAAAACCAGAAGGGGCCAACAGACCCTACGATGCTATTTTACAGTTTATAGAAAAGCACTTTGATACTTTTGATCGTTTCAAAGAAGAATTTGAAAAAACAGCCATGAGTATACAGGGCAGTGGATGGGCATATCTAGCTCGAGATGGCGAGATCAAAACCATTGTGAATCACGAAATCAGGAACGATATTGTGCTGTTAATTGATTGGTGGGAACACGCTTGGGCGCTGGATTATCAGGCAGACAAAAAGAAATACTTGCAAAACATATGGAAAATAATCGATTGGAGGATAATCAATGGCGTACTCGGACAAGGTAATTGATCACTATGAAAATCCCAGGAATGTGGGGTCTTTTGACAAGAGTGATCCTGATATTGGTACTGGTATGGTTGGCGCACCTGCTTGCGGCGACGTAATGAAATTACAAATAAAGGTTGATCATGATACAGGTATTATTACAGATGCAAAATTTAAAACGTATGGCTGCGGATCGGCTATTGCGAGCTCGAGCCTCATTACGGAGTGGGTCAAAGGCAAAACACTCGACCAAGCCGGAGCAATCAAAAACTCCGACATCGCCCAAGAACTAGCACTACCCCCAGTTAAGATACACTGTAGTATTCTAGCAGAAGATGCTATCAAAGCAGCCGTTGATGATTATCGTAACAGACACAGCCAGTAAACGCATTAAACAGAACTTGGCAAAACGTGGCAAGGGTGTTGGCATTCGTATAGGTGTCAGAACTACTGGTTGCAGTGGATTGGCTTATGTATTGGAGTATGTGGACGAGTACACTGCTGAAGAGGGTGTTACTAATTTTGTTCAACAAGACTTTGTAATATTAGTTGATGCCAAAAGCCTAGTGTATCTAAAAGGACTAACAATGGATTGGGTCCGCAATGGACTCAATGAGGGATTTGATTTCGTCAATCCCAATGAACGTGACCGCTGTGGTTGCGGTGAAAGTTTTAGAGTTTAGAAATATCTAGATCTGCATCAGTGGGCATATCCCAGATTTTTTTGTGATCTGCTCCTGTTCGCTGCGCAAATCGCTTGATATCGCACTCAGAACAACAATGAAAATAGTTGTTGTTCAAACGCTTTCTATCTATTTTTTTTAGATCTCTTTCAAATACGTCATCACAGTCATCACACTTTAAAGTCACAATGGTTTTTGTCCTTGTGTAACTGTGTTGATTGCCCAGCTTACTGAGCCTAACATATTGATTTTTCTGTGATTTGGTCTGAATGAACATCTATTATTTACATTAGGCTTATAAAAACTTTGGATAAATATTATCGATATCCAAACACATAGGATTTGCTATGGCAAGAAAAATTATTAATATTGGTGCAATTGGCAACGACGGCACTGGCGACAGTATCAGAGACAGTTTTAGATCTGTTAACGATAACTTTAGAGAACTCTATAGTTCACTAGGACTAGGTGAAAAACTCACGTTCATAGGCCTAGACGATACCCCTGCATCATTCCCCAACGATTACGAAAATGCCTTGGTTGTTGTCAATGATACCACAGACGGAGTAGTTTTTAAAAAACTAGAAGCAGGTGAAGGTATTCAAATTGATTTTGATACCAGTCAAAATTCCATTGTGGTCAACAGCCTGTTTTCAGACATCTCAGGTGATCCTAGTCCGAATCTAGGAGGTCCAGTTAATGCTCAAGGTGGTGGTGTCAGATATCCCATTGGAAATTTACCTAACATTGGATCTTTTTCCGAACTTACTGATTCGATCGGTAGGATAAACACAGTTCACGGATCTACTGCCACAGAAACAAATAGATTGGCGGCCAACAAAGGCTATGTGGATTCCAAGATATCTCTTCAAGGAATAGATGCCCTTGATCCTGCTACTAATACCACCAACACTGCATTTGGTACCATGACAGGACCGCTGATACTTTCAAGAGATCCTGTAGACGATGATGATGTGGCCTACAATGGTTTGATTGCTGCCACTAAACGATATGTTGACAGTTCTGGTTACAGTAGCACAGTGAATCTGTATGTGAGTACAGCCGGTTTAGATGATCGGCCGGGTGTTGGTCTGGACAGACAAGGTCGCAGTTTGGCCTATGCATATAAAACTCTAGAAGCTGCTCTTAAACGAGCAGAAGAATTGGTACTCGAGGCACCGTTAGAAATTGGTCCTTACAAGAAAGTTCTTACCTGGAACAACGGAGATGAGCCTTGTACCTTGGTAGAAATTGACGATACCGGTGCTACTACAGGCACTGGGTTTAGTCCAGCATTTATTTTTATGAATGTGGATACCGTTGAGATTGCTAGTGGAGGCTTAAACTATCTACCTGGTGACATACTTACTGTTGCAACAGGCACAGGCACTCCAGCAAGATATCAAGTGCTGTCAGTTGGTCCCGGTGGCACAGGAGGACGAGGTCCGGTCACTGCCATTAGACAGATCACTGGCGGCAACTACAGTGTGTTGCCAGCGCCAGTGGCTCCTGCAGCCACTACCTGTCCCGGCAGTAGTATTGGTGTTAGAACTGGATGCACTTTGAATCTCACATTCAAAGTGGCCAGAGTACAGGTTAACTCAGGCGGCCGTGGATCTGGATATGGACTAGTGTCGGTGAGATTTAATGGCGGTGGTGGCAGCGGAGCCTTTGGTGTAGCAGATGTCAGCGCAATTGATGGCGGTATAAACAGTATCAGTATTACCAACGGAGGATCTGGGTTTACTTCTCAGCCATCTATACTTGTGAGTCTTCCAAGATTTAGACTGTCTACTAGTGGGTACAGAACAGACTTTACCGGCAACCCGGCATTGAGCACTGTGGCTGCTAATGCAGCCAAAGACATACGAGAAGGGTTATATCTTCGTGGAGAAACTTCCGGTGCCCTTGCGCAGATTCTAGCACACGACGGTACCCTGGACTCATCCGGCAACGAAGAATTTGACGTTGATATCATCAGTGGAAAATTTTTAGAACCTGGAGATTTAGGATATCCAGAAGCTATATCATTCGGCGATGTAACCAAACGTATTCAAATTTCGGTATTCGTGGAAACTGGCATTTATCTAGAAAATCTACCATTGCGTGTGCCTCAAAACGTTGCAGTGATAGGCGATGAATTTCGCAGAACTATTATTAGACCACAGATAGGATTTGATAGTTCCAGTCCCTGGGCATTTTTGAATTTTAGACGAGATCCTATTGTAGACGGATTAACTGTGGCTACCGAACTGTACGGTTATCACTATCTAGCAGATTCTTCACAGCCTGTTTATCCGTTGATCAATAACAAAGGCAACTATACCAGTGCTGCACGACTGATTACTTTGAACAGAAAGTTTATTCAAGATCAGGTCATAGGTTGGATCAATAATCAAATTTCAACAAACACTGCTCCATTTACGTCTGCATTTAACTATAATGAAGATATCTGTTATAGGGACGTTGGATTGATCATAGACTCTATGGTATTTGATTTGAAATGGAGTGGCCAGAATCGTACAATTTCTGCTGCATTGAAATACAAGGGACCAGCAGTTCCGGGCAGTAATCCTGCCTTGGCTATTGGTGCGCAACTGTCTCAGACTGTGGCAGGTATTCAGCGCATCAACACCTTGGCCCAAGACATTATCGACAATGTGAATATTGCAATATTATATACATTGTCCGGTAGTGTGGCCACTACCGCCACAGTACCAACACTACAGACTCTAGACGAAGGTTTGGTGGCAGAAGTAGGATCCGACACTGTGATCACACTGTTGACCAATGCCATAGTTGACGTTATCAGCAACAGTGGAGCAGTAAACTATCCCAAAGACAATGGCGATATGGACATGTTCTTGTGTAACGATGCTGTGATCCTAAGAGCCATGACCTTCCAGGGTCAAGGTGGATTTTCAATGGTCTTGGACCCAGAGGGACAGATTCTTGCAAAATCTCCGTACTGTCAAGAATCTGCGTCTTTTAGTAGAAGTGTAAATACCAAAACATTTGCCGGCGGTATGTTTGTGGATGGATTCGCAGGCAATCAGAAATTTGTCATAGACAGCAAAGACAGTAATATATTTTTACGAGTATCAGGACTGCTGAGACCTCCTAATACGCCTTGCAGTTTCATTGTCAGTGGTGAAATTTACAGAATAAACTACATCAGAGGATATACATTTGGAACAGGTGCTGCCACATCCACCACAGGGGGATTTAGTACCGCTCAATTTATATTGGACGAACTGACACCTTACACCCCTGCTGCTGGATCAATTACCTGTACATTTAGTACTCCAAATATAACTACCGCATCTGCTCACGAACTACAACCAGGTGCTATTATAAAATTCAGTTCCACTGGAACATTGCCAACTGGTATTGCTGCCAATCAAGAATACTATGTGTTGCTGGCTGGATTTACTCTTACTCAATTTAGAGTAGCCGCAGTGGCTGGCAGTACCACAGCAGTAACTTTTGTGGGTGCAGGGACAGGTGTACACAGCTTTATCAGAGTGTTTGAAGTTCTTACGCCCGGTAATCGTTCCATGCTCAGCAACGACTTTACACAAGTTTGTGATCTAGGCTACGGTCTTATAACTACCAACGGCGGTCTAGCTGAAGCTGTCAGTATGTTTACCTACTACTGTCAAATTTCCTACTATTCATTGAATGGTGGACAGATTAGAAGTGTAGGTGGATCCAGTGCTCACGGAAACTTTGCATTGGTAGCAGAAGCCAGTGATCCATTGGAAGTTCCAACTCCTACTGGATTTTATACTGATCTTGCGCAGACTGCCACAGTTTTTGCTGCCACAGTTGACACATTGAACGAAAAAGGAGAAAACATATTATATGTAAATTATGATGATTTCTTTCCTTTGCCATCCAGTGAATTAGAAATCAATCATGGCGGTCAAATTGTACGATACGTTATCACTACGGCACAGATCAACGACGTTGCTACCAAACGTGCAAAATTAAATATCAGCACAGGTGGTGGTCTTGTAGCAGCAGTACCGCATGGACAACGTGTCACTGTTAGAAACAACAGCTTTCATGTGTTACACGGAGACATAGTAGAAGTAGCAACTAGACCTAGTACTGCTTTGATAATAAATGACAGTAATTTTGTCTATAGGCAATTGGAATTCACAAACTATGATGAAACATATGATCTAGAAACCTATACTGTCACAGGTATAAACTATGGCACTGGAGTTATAACAACTGATATCAATCATAGACAGCGTGCAGGATATCAAGTGAGATTTGTTAAACCTCCAGGCGCAGTGTTACCCAACGAAATTACTGCAGGTGTCACAGTCGACGACGGTGTCATATATTATGTCAAGGCTGCGCCGACACCCACAACATTTACTATTTCTGCTACAGCAACAGGTGCAGGCATAACCACATTTACTGGTTCAGCAGTGTCGGGAAGTCCCACTATGGTTCCGTATGGATTGGCCTTGGCACAGGGTAGAGAAAATTATGATTACATAGAAATCACTGTGTATGAGCCCGGGGTAGAAACAGGAGCAGCCAACGCTGTGACCAGTGTAAGCACAGTGGCCAATACGTTTACCAAAAACAGTCACGGACTCACAGCTGGTCAACCTGTAAGATTCAGTGCTGGTGTGTTGCCCGGAGGTTTGACTGTAAACACAGTATACTTTGTGATTACAGCTGGGCTGACTGCTAATGATTTCAGTGTCAGTACCAGAGCTTTGATAGACAGCACATTTATAGGTGTACCTACTGCTTTAGCATTTGCAGTAGGACCAACACTGGGAGTGTCCACTGGTGCAGGTCCTTATTTTACAACTATTACAGATATCACCTGCTTGGAAAATTTTGTATTAGGGTCAAGTTTGGTCACAAGACCAAACATCACCGGCGTGACTGCGGTAGGTAACGGTACCACCTGCACATTGACATTTGCTGCACAAAACGTTCCTCCATATTTGCCATTCCAGTTGATTACTGTGAGCGCATTTGCTGTAGGTGGTGTGCCATTCAATGGCGCACAAACCGTGGTGACCTGTACCAATACCAC